AGCGCGTCATGGGTGCCAACCCGAGCGCGGCGAGCCCGGGTGTGGGCGATACACTCAACAAAATTCCGCTGGTCGGCGGCATCGGAAACTACGTGAAGGGTGGTGACCGCCAGCAATTCTCGCAAGCTGCTTCATCGCTCAGCGAAGCGCTGTTGCGCGCTGCGACCGGCGCTGGCATCAACGCTCAGGAAGCCGATCAGAAGATTCGTGAGATCACGCCGCAGTTCGGGGACAGTGACGCAGTCATCACACAGAAGATGAAGTCCATCCCTCTGTATCTCCAGTCACTCCAGATGCGTGCAGGTCCCGGCGCTCGCAAGGTTCCGAATGGAGCCCCACAACCCGCTGCTGATCCGGGCGCGGCTTTGGGCGGCATCGACTCCGGCGCAATCGCCGCTGAACTTGCCCGCCGTGGACAGAAGTGAGGCCAACATGGACTTGACGAAATTCAGCACCGATGATCTGATGGCCCTGCAGTCTGGAGATCTGAGCAAGGTGTCCACGCCAGGCCTAAAGATTCTCAAAAGCCAACAGCTTGGCGACAAGTTGGTGCGCGACAATCCTGGTGAGTACGATCCAAATTCTCCAGAGTTCAAGGCCCGCCATGACCCGACAAACGGCATGAGCGGGCCGCAGAAGTTTTTGGCTGGGGCTGGCAAGGCGTACACCGACATCGGGCGCGGCGTGGGCCAACTGATCCGCAACGTGATCCCCGACAAGGCAGCGGACTACATGGGCTTGCCGACCCAGGCGGAAATTGATGAGGCGAAGCGGCTGGATACCCCGTTGATGAAGACGGGTGCGGGCGTTGCGGGCAACATCACCGGCAACGTGGTGCTGGCCGCTCCCACCGCGTTCATCCCAGGCGCAGCCACCCTCCCAGGAGCCGCTGCTGTGGGCGCGGGTATGGGTTTCATCCAGCCGGTGGCCAGCGATGAGTCCAGGCTTAAAAACACCGCGATTGGCGGTGCAGCGGGGGCGGGTGGCGTTGCGCTCGGGCGGGTGGTGAAGGCAGGCTACCAAGGGGCCAAGTCCCTCGCGGAGCCCTTCACCGAAGCGGGGCGGCAGTCGATTGCCGGGCGCACGCTCCAGCGCTTCGGAGTGGAGGCTGGCGATCTCGTCGGGGCCACGAGCGCCCCGACTGTCACCGGGGCCAGGACCACCCTAGCAGAACAGATCGCACGGCCCGAGGGGGCCGCTGGTGCCGCTCGATTGCAAGATGCAATGCGCGCTGTTGATCCAGAGATTGCGGCGCAAATGGCGGCGCGTGAAGCGGAGAACAACGCTGCCCGAGTCGGAACCCTTCAACAACTGGCAGGGCAAGACGGCTCCCGTGACTTTGCGGAGGCGATGCGCAACACAGCGGCGAAGGACTTGTACCAAAAAGCCTTCGATGTGAAGTTGGCTCCCAACATGCTCACTCCTTCCGAGCGCGGTGAGATCACGAAGCTCATGAAGGTTCCCGCGATCCAAGACGCAATGACCGCCGCGAAGGAGATTGCCGCAAACTCGGGCATCAACATCACCAAGCCTGAAGGCTCCATCCAGGGGCTTCACCTGATGAAGCTCGCGCTGGACGATGCAGTGAACTCCGCAGCGAGCCAGCAAGGTGCGGCGGCAGTCAACAAGGCCATGTCCATCAAGACTGCCCGCGACCGATTGTTGACGTTCATCGAGCGCATGGCCCCCGAGTACGGTGAGGCTCGGGCGACCTACGCGGCAATGAGCAAGCCGCTGAACCAAGCGGACGTTGCCAGCGAGGTGCTCAAGCGCGGCACGAGCGCCACCACCGACCTCGCTGGAAATGTGCGGCTGATGCCCAACAGCTTGGCCAACTCGATGCGCGACGAAGGCAAACTGATCAAGCAAGCCACCGGGCGCGACCTCGGAACCACAAAGCTCAGCGACTTGCTGGAGCCTGATCAGCTGGCGAAGCTCACCGCCGTGGCCAAGGAGGTTGACCGTTCAGCAGCGGTGGCCCGTGCGGCGAACGGCCCAGGAAGCGCCACAGCCCAGCGCCTCGCCTCGCAAAACATCCTCCAGCAGATCATCGGCCCCACCGGGCTCCCGAAGTCTTGGGCAGAGTCCACGCTGCTGAACACCGCAATGCGCCCGGTGCAGTTTGCCTACAGCGGTGTGGCGGAACCGAAGATTCAGATGACCTTGGCAGACCTGTTGCTCAACCCGGACAAGGCAGCGAAGGCGATGGCCGCCGCGACTCCGGCGCAACGCAGCCAGTTGGCCAAGGTGTTGGATAACCCGCAACTGCAGCAAGCGGCGCGAGCCGCCCTACCTGCGGCGACGGTGGCCGGGCAGCGGTGAGAACAGAATACGCTTCAAGCGCCCCTCGGGCATGAAGCGGTGAATTGTTCGAGCCACAGCCCAAGCCAAAACAAAAAGTGCAACAGCCGCAAACGGCTTGAGCAAAATGGACCAAAACAAGTTCATCGGTTGACCTCAAAAGGAGAATGATTATGGCCACGCTTCTGCCCGAGGGCAAGCAAAGTTTCACAGATTCGGCTGGAGCGCCACTTGCCGGCGGGAAGTTGTACACGTATGACGCTGGAACATCCAACCCCAGAGCAACTTATCAAGATGCAGCGGGCACAACGCCCAACACAAATCCAATCGTATTGGATGCTCGCGGTGAAGCGATTGTGTTTGGAAGTGGAACGTACAAAGTCATTTTGAATACTTCCACTGACGTCACATTGTGGACTGTGGACAATATTGCTGATATTCAGACCATCGCCAACGGGAGCATTGGGCAAATTCAATTCAACCCTGTTGGGATTTATTCCGCAGGATCGCTTGGGAAGTGGCTTGTTGATCTTGCCACATCAACAGGCGCATCATTCATCGGTTGGATTCAAGTTGGAACAGGTGCCGTAACTCGACTGGTGCAAGACAAGTTGCGCGAACGATTGACCGCTGCAGACTTCGGCGCAAACAGCACAGGTGTCGCCCCAGCAGATGACATTGCCGCCATCAACAAAGCCATCGCCGCAACCCCCATCCGAAGCACAGTTGAGTTGGGGCAGTCGCGCATTTCGTTGTCCCCTACCAAGCCTGGATTCGATTCCAACTTGGCTGCATTCCAATCCATCACCTGGAAACAAAACATCACCGTGAAAGCCAAGGGGCCGACACAAGAAGAAATCTATGTGATGGACAATGTCGCAGCCAATGGCACGCCAGTCAATGAGATCAACATTGTTGCCCCTTATCACCCTGGGCTTGTGCTTGATTGCCGCAGCCCGGCGAGCTACAACGGAATTGCACAGCCAACGCACATTCAAGGGGCTGTCATCGGCAGCACAACTCAGAATGCAACTTCGTTGGTTTATCGCCGCGATAATGGCTCTGAATACACAATGGGTGTGCGTTCCTCAATTCCTTCCACCGCATCCACCACAGGCTCAATCAGCGGAGTCAACCTCACGGTGGCCAGCGGCACCGGCATCGCAACAGGGCAGACTGTCTACACAGGAGGGGCGGCGAATGGCGTTATTCAAGGCACCAAGGTGACAGGCGGGGCGGGGACGGCTTGGACTGTGGATATTTCTCAGAATGCGGCAAATCAACCGTTGATCCTTGGCGTTGACAACCGCAGGTTGAATGAGTTTGCAGAGGTTGGCACAACCAAGGGCGTCAGGGTTCTAGACCTCGCCACCGGCTTCCAGGCTTGGGGGAATGAGCGAACTGCAATGGTGGTTCCGCATGAGTTCGGTGGTCAAATTGATATTTCTGTTGGATCAAACCTGAAGCCATACATGTCTGGTTTCAACACCGACCCTTACCTGCGCCTCAACGACAACAACTCATATATTGGCGGGTTGAAAATCAGCCACGCTTCTCAGCTTCTGGCTTTTGTGGTAGAAAACTCGGTGGCTGATGGAACAAGCTGGCTTCAACTGGCGAAGAACGGAGGATTCATTGATGCATCGTCTTCGTTCTTTTCTCCTAACAGCAACAACACCATTCTGCGACTCGGCAAGAACGGCACAACCAGCCGATCAATCAACGCAGCGGGAACCGTCAATGCCAGCGGTGCCGACTATGCTGAGTACGAAAGAAACAACGGGTTGACCATCCAAAAGGGCGATATTGTCGGTTTCAAAGAGGATGGAACGCTCACAAATGTTTATGCAGAAGCAATTCGATTTGGCATCAAGTCAACCAATCCGAGCTACGTTGGAGGTGATGATTGGTTCACAGATGAACGCCCACAACCACCTGCTTTTGATGCCCCTTTGTACGCGGGCATTGAGGAGCCCAATCTGCCGTTGCCTGATGCTTCTGAGGAAGAAGTATACGCGCACCGATTGGCTTTGCTGGATCACAACGTCGCAATTCAGGCGTGGAAGGCATCTTGCGACGTTGCGTTGGGCATCTACGAAAATGCCACGTTACCTGCATATGAAACGGCGCTGAAGGCGTTTCTTAACAAGTTGGATTGTGCACGCAGCAAGGTTGATCGGGTTGCCTATAGCGGAAAGGTTCCCGTCAATGTTCAAGGTGCTGTGCCTGGGCAATACATCATCGCTGCGGAATCGGTTGATGGCGGAATTGTTGGCTCACCGATTGCGTCGCCGAGCTTTGAGCAGTACCGGATGGCTGTTGGCCGAGTAAACCGCATTCTCGATGATGGCCGCGCAGAAGTGGCAGTAATCACCCACTAAGTAACAACTCATGATGGATCAAAATGTATTCAACATCGCCATCGCCATCGCAGGTGCATTGGGAGGGTGGTGGATGAAAGCGATGTGGGAGGCTGTGAAAGACCTCAAGGTGGCGGACGAGCGTTTGGCAACGCAGGTGAGCGACCTCAAGGTGTTGGTTGCTGGCGACTATGTTAGGCGTGAAATGTTTGACCGCTTGTCTGATGCCATCTTCGCCAAGCTGGATCGAATCGAAAACAAGTTGGATCAAAAAGTTGACAAGGAGTAGATCATGTCGCTGCTGATTGGCATTGCTGTTTTTTGTTTCATCATCGTTGGCTTTTTCGTTTGGTCAGCGCCTGTGCGGGAGGACTTTGAATGAACCTCCAAGACACAATCAATGCGCTCATCGGGCGTGAAGGCTGCTACTCCAACAACCCCAGCGACCGGGGCGGCGAAACGATCTGGGGGATCACCGCTGCTGTGGCGCGGGCCTTCGGCTACGTCGGGGCAATGGCAGCGATGCCACGCGCTGTGGCGGAGACGATCTATACGCAGCGCTTCTGGGTTCAGTCGGGGCTCGACAAGGTTGCGGCCCTCAGCGAGCGGATTGCTGAGGAGTTGCTGGATACGGGCGTGAACATGGGCTCAGCGACGGCGGGCAAGTTCCTCCAGCGGGCGCTGAACGTCTTGGACCAACAAGGCAAGCTCTACCCGCCCCTGGGTTTGGACGGCGGGATTGGAGCGATGACGCTGCAGGCGTTGAAGCTGTTCTTGGCGGCGAGGGGAAGCGATGGTGAAAAAGTCTTGCTCAGGATGCTCAACGCGCAACAATCCATCCGCTACATCGAACTCGCGGAGGGCTCGCCCTCGCAAGAAGCGTTTGAGTTCGGATGGCAACTCAACCGAGTGGGAGAACTGTGATGGACTTCACGACAATCATCAAGACCGTCTCCCCGTGGATCGGGACGGCGTTGGGCGGCCCGCTCGGTGGCATGGCTGTGGAGGCCGCTGCCAATGCTCTGGGCTTGAGCGACCGGACTGTGGATGCCGTGAAGACTGCCATTTCAGGAGCCACCCCGGAACAGATGCTGGCGCTGAAGAAGGCTGATCAAGACTTCGCGCTGCAGATGCAAGCGCTGGGGTTCAAGCAGGTGACTGACCTGGAGTCCATCGCAGCGGGCGACCGTGCCAACGCCCGGGGCATGAACATCGCCAAGCCCTCCAACGTCCCCGCGATCCTGTCTTGTGGCGTGACGCTCGGGTACTTCGGCATCTTGATCGGGATGATGCTGGGCTTCTTCAAGGTGTCCGACTCGCAAGCACTCCTCCTCATGCTGGGCTCGCTGAGCACCGCCTGGGGTGCGGTGATGGCGTTCTGGTTCGGCACCACCCGCGACTCCAGCCGCAAGACCGAGTTGCTGGCCCAGTCGGAGCCTGTGAAATAAATTTTCAAAGTTGTTGCCGAGTCACCGAAAGTTCAGGCAGAATTGCTCCTGAGTCAACGGTGACTCGACTTAGAAAGGAAGAAAGATGAACGACGAACTGCAAGGTGTCATGCGCCGAATCCAGAAGCTGCTGGCCATCGCCAACGACGACCGGGCGAATCCCAACGAAGCCGCTGCCGCCGCTCAGCAAGCTGAGAAGATCATGCGCAAGTATCAGATCGACCACGCTGATGCAATGCGCACCGACCTCGGGCATAAGGTCAACTTCACCAACGCCGACTGCATCGCCATCATGAAGCGTGATGTGACTGGCAAGGGCGCTCACACCCCCAAGAAGGTTCCGGGCTGGGGCGGGTGGCTCGCCTTCTCGGTGGCCAAGCTGAACGATTGCGAGATTCGCTACGCCTTTACTCCGAAGGGCGCGGTCATCCGCTTCTTCGGCTTCGCCGCTGACGTTCAAGTTGCTGCTTGGACTTTCGACTACCTCGTCAGCCAGTTAATCGGCTCGCTGCGCGAGTATCAGAAGACCGCAACCCGCTCCAAGCAAGAAAGCGAAAGCTACCGCCGTGGCTTCACCCTGTCGGTGTGCTCGATGCTCGACAAGGAGAAGGCGAAGAAGGATCAGGAAATGGCCGCTGCGGCGACCTCCCGATCCCTGGTTGTCGCAAAGTCGCAAGCCATTGCTGAGCACTTCGGTGACTTCACCTACCGCTCCACTTCCAGCAGCGCCAACCTCCTGAGCGATGCCTACCACGCTGGCCGCGAAGCCGGAAGCAAGGTTCAACTCCACCAAGGTGTTTCGTCCAACGCAAGCAGCGCTACGCTGCGCCTAGACTGAAAGGAAGGTTGATCATGCTGACCACCAAAGAACTGAAGAACCTCGCGCCCGCCGCGTTCGCCACGAGCCCCGCTGCTCATTGCTCGCCCCGGTACGTGATGTTCCCGACCGTCCAGGCCATCGAACTCCTCGCCCAAGAAGGCTTCGTGCCTGTGGAGGCCCGCCAGGACAAGACCCGCAGCGATGAGATTGACGCGAACCACGCCCGCCACATGATCCGCTTCCGCCTCCCGGGCGTGAGCGACCGCAAGACCACGGCGGTGGGCG